AGTTAGGCGATGATCGATTCCGCAGAGAAATGTGTTGTGAATTTATTATAAATGATGAAACCCTAATTGCCCCGGCTAAATTGTTAGATCTACAAGGGCATGAACCCTTGTATCGAACAGGACAAGTGCGCTGGTATCAAAAACCTCGTGCTGGTCGTGTCTATGTGGTATCAATGGATCCAAGTCTAGGCACCGGCGGTGACCCTGCTGCCATACAGGTATTTGAAGCCAACACTACCGAGCAGGTGGCCGAGTGGCGGCATAACCGAACTCCTATTCCCGAACAGGTCCGTATCCTGGCCGATATCTGCGCACACATAAACGAAACAGTGCAAGACACCAAAAGCATCTACTACAGCATAGAAAACAACACCATAGGCGAAGCGGCCTTAATTTCAATTGCAGAATACGGTGAAGAACGAATCCAGGGCTATTTCCTTAGTGAACCCAACAGTGGCGGAAGCCGTAGATATCGCAAAGGATTCAACACCACACACAAGCCTAAATTGGCCGCTTGTAACAAGCTCAAAACACTAATAGAATCGGGCAAGATGAAAATACGCAGTACTGCGTTGGTATCGGAACTCAAAACTTTTGTAGCTTCGGGCACCGGGTATGCAGCCAAAATTGGTGAAACAGACGATTTGGTCATGGCCACAGTGTTAAATATCCGCATGTTACAACTGCTACAAACCTACGATACCGGAATCGACACGCAGATGCGTGATCACGGTGATATTATGATAGCCCCCATGCCCTTCATTAGTGTAATGCGATAACAGCATAAATAATAAACTATGGCAAAACACACACCCGCACGGCAACTTTTTGACTTGTTAGTCAGCCGAGATTTCGATCCTGAAATGCTTGATGTTGCTGGAAAACCAGCACCCGACCCGGCTGCCGCCGAACTGTTTAGTTTTGATTTTCGTGCCGAATCTGGCAAAGACTACGGCACAGTTGTTATCTTGTTAGGCGACGAAAATAACCTTGAAGTCTATTACGGTGACAATGTAGGACGCACCATGGAAGGCAACGACAAAGACAATTGGTTCGCATTTCTAGAGCAACTCAAACATTTTGCTGTCAAAAACTTCATGGAGTTCAGTCCCAAAAATATCAATCGACTGCGCTACAGCATGCAGAGCCAGGCTGCTATCAAAGAAGGACTATTTGAGTCATGGTCTGGTACTAGAACACAAAGTTGGAACGGACGGCCGACAGAAGCTCGTTTGATGATCAAACACAAGAAAACACTTGGCGAAAACGATGCTCGCTATCGCTATATTGAAAGCCTGTTTGTAGAAACAGCCGAGGGCGAACGCTACAAGTTGCCATTTACCAAACTGTCAGGCGGTCGTGCCATGGTCGAACATGTGCGCTCGGGTGGTCGTCCATACGACATTCGCGGACAACATATTGCCACCATGGTAGAAGAAATTAATGTACTCGGTCGTTTCCGTAGAGCCAACCAGGGTCGCCTGTTGGAAGGAGATACAGCTCAGTTGGTTCAGGACGCCAACCAGTATTATGAAAATCTACACCGCAATTTAAAAGGATTATCGACCAAAACTGGTTATACCAAATATTTTGAGTCCTGGAATCCGGCAGAAATTACTGAACAAGAAGTAGTGATTGAAGGTCTAAAACACCTGTTTGTGACACAGAGCATAGACAACAGAATTGAGTCAGCCTTACCCCTGCTGGCTCGCATACAACAACAAGGAACCGCCATGAAAGAAGCTAACATATTTGAAGCCTGGGCCCAGCGCCTAACAGAAGGAACATGGCAGTTGCCAGACACCCCAGAAAAACAAAACAAGTTGATCGAACTAATGCAACAAGATTTACCTGTGGGTGCCGATGCTACCAATGTTACTGAACAGTTGTATGATCTCCTAGGCGATGATCATCTGTTTGATCAGTTAGAAGCTCTTGCCGAGCGCGACGCTAATACAGATGCTCGCCAAGTGATCTATGATCGTATGAGCGAGCTGAGTGATCACCCTGAGGTACGATCAGTGATTGAAAAATTACAAATTGACCCTGAGTCTGAAATGAATCCAGCCGAAGCTACTCCTGCTGATTTGTCTGCAACTACTCCTGAACAGAGTGATTCTGTGCCCAGCGGTCAAGGCAACATTACCAAGTTGGCTGAAGATTCTCTGGCATCTATCCGTCGTGCCGCTGGTTTAATTAAAGAAAATATCACATTAGACGAAACAGGGTCAACCATAGAACATATTAAAAATACATTCAAACCTGAAATTGAGAAGTTTGAACGCACTGGTAATTTAGATAAACATCTATTTAAAGCGTTGTTTGATTATTATGAAGATGTCATGCCCTATGGCGCTAAAACAGCCGAGGATCTTGACCCATACGAATGGGTTGGTGATCGTTTAACACATGAATTGGGTCTAACAAAAAGTAATCTTAGTCCCTGGGAAAAATTCAAACTACGCAATGATGATGCTCGCCGCGAAGCAGGTCTAGAACCAAATGACTGGAGCAAACATCCTGATTTTGATGAAAGCGTCATGCACGGTGACTATGCTGAAGAAGCCAAGGATCCAATGACCCAAACTGAAGATTCTGCCGGCACGCTACAACCTGCATATCCTGAATATGCGGATCCACTCACGGATATTCTTAAAACAGCCGGAGTGGCACCACAAAACACACCGGCACCTGACTATGAAACAGGTGAACTAGATGAAGGTCCAATCGGTGCAGTGGCTGGAGAAATTTTAGCACCAGAATTAGGTCCATTGGCTCCAATTATTGGCAGTGCTGTTGGTGATGCCTTATCCCCAGACGACAAAGAAGAAACCAACGAAGAAGGTTGGGGACTCAATCCAACTCCAGCTACCATGGAAGAAACAAGTTCACTTGCTGGCCAGTATGGACATTCGGGCAAAATGAAAGAGGTTGGCAAAGAAACTTCATTCTTGGATCGCCTAAAAGAACTAGCCGGAATGGTCCGCAACTAATTTTGCATTCTGAACAACCGCGAGATAAATACACTTGACGCTAAGGAATTAAGCGTATACACTACACAAGTGCATATGCTTTTTCTTTTGCATCACAGGCAACTTAACCTTAATGGTAGCAAACACTGACAGCAGAGTGTATAATCAGCTGTAAGGCAACATTTAAGACAACTTAAATCAACATTTTAATCAACTTAGAAAGGCAACATAAAATGGCTAGCTTATCAGAAATTCGTGCCCGTTTAGCGGCATCAGAAAACAAACAAGGTGGTGGTCAATCCACAGGTGGAGATAATTCTATTTACCCACACTGGTCAATGGAAGAAGGGCAAGCTACAACACTCCGATTCCTCCCAGATGGCAATACAAAGAACACATTCTTTTGGCAAGAGAGGGCCATGATACGCTTGCCTTTCAATGGCATCAAGGGCGAAATGGAATCTAAACAAGTTATGGTCCAGATTCCCTGTATGGAGATGTATGGTGAGACCTGTCCGGTTTTGACTGAGGTAAGGACCTGGTTCAAAGACAAATCCTTAGAAGAAATGGGTCGTAAGTATTGGAAAAAACGCAGTTACATTTTCCAAGGCTTTGTTCGCGAGAATCCTCTTGCTGATGACAAGGCTCCGGCCAACCCAATTCGTCGTTTCATTATTGGTCCCCAGATCTTTACCACAATTAAATCAGCCTTGATGGATCCAGAATTGGAAGAATTGCCAACCGACTACCTGCGTGGCCTGGACTTCCGTATTAGCAAAGGTGCCAAAGGCGGCTTTGCTGATTACAGTGGATCTAAATGGGCTCGTAAAGAAACAGCACTTACCGAAGCTGAACAAGCGGCTATTGCCGAACACGGTTTATTTGATCTTTCCTCATTCTTACCTAAGAAACCGGGCGAAGTAGAGTTAAAAGTTATCAAGGAAATGTTCGAAGCATCTGTAGATGGTCAAAGCTATGACACAGAACGTTGGGGTCAGTATTTCCGTCCAGCAGGCGTTACGGCTCCCACAGGTGCCGCGGCTCAGGTAGATGAAGATACGCCAGCACCAGTGGTCAAATCTGCTCCAGCACCAGCAAGTAACTTTGATGAAGATGACGCACCAGCAACAGCGTCAGCACCAGTTGAAGCCAAACCCACAACACAAAAAGCCGAAGATATCTTGGCCATGATTCGCGCTCGTCAAAAGCAGTAACATAAGGCAAGGGTAGCGAATTCTCGCTACCCATTCTTTTGATGAATTTAATATGGACCCAAACCGGCGATTCGCTGGAACTTGAGCTATTCAACCCAGCAGTTATTAATTATTGGGTAGAACAACTAAACAGCGATCAAAAAAATCAATTTACCTGCACAGATGCAACCATTCCTGATACACAGGCTCTGGCCACCGCTCTCAGTGAAGTTAATAAAGTATTAGAAAAAATAAAATTAGATCCGTTAATGGAT